ATGAAAACAATGAAAACAATGAAAACAATGAAAACAATGAAAACAATGAAAACAATGAAAACAATGAAAACAATGAAGTTAAAAATGAAGTTAAAAATGAAGTAAAAGAAGAAATTAAACAAACATGGAGTCAATTTTGGAAAGGTGAATATGAAAATATAAAAAAGAAGAAATCCAGTTTAAATAATTAATAAAAGAAGTTAAAAAATAACACCAATATTAAATTATATTATGAAAAACGATGGTGATGTTAAAACTGCGGATTCAGAATTAATTTTTGACCCCTATAATCCTTTAAATACAGAAGTTTCTTTAAAATTTTTATCAGATATTTTAAAGAAATATGGTGTTCCTGACACAGTTCATAATATAAATTTATATAAAAGGGCTTTTGTACATAAATCATATTGCAAAAGACCAAAATTAGATAATGAACATAATAATATTACAATTGTTGGAAAACCAAATGATTGTATATCCCTCAAAACAAAATCCAACGAAAGATTAGAATTTTTGGGGGATGGTGTTCTGGAATGTGTCACAAAATATTATCTTTATAGACGTTTTCCAAAAGAAAACGAAGGATTTATGACTGAAAAAAAAATAGCTCTTGTTAAAAATGAAACTATTGGTAGAATGGCATACGAAATGGGACTCAATAAACATTATATCTTATCAAAAAACGCAGAAGAAAAAAAAACAAGAACAAATCTCAAAAAACTTGGATGTTTATTTGAAGCATTTTTAGGTGCGCTTTTTCTAGATTTCAATAAAATTTCAATACATGATGATGATAAATGGTTTGATAATGTTTTTGTCACCGGTCCGGGATTTCAAATTTCACAAATTTTTATCGAAAATGTTTTTGAAAAGCATATTAATTGGTTAGAATTGGTTAATAACAATGATAATTATAAAAATCAATTACAAGTCCAATTACAACAAGCTTTTAAAGTTACACCGATTTATAAAGAAATTAATGGTTGGGATGATGAAAACGGTTATCATATGGGTGTATATTTAGCTGTAAATTATAAAGCACACGAATTTAAACACACAGATAAGAATGTTATGGGATTGGAACAATTTTTTAAGATGAATAACATAGAAAAAACAGATAATACTATTATTGATGGATTAAAAAAATATTATAATTCATTGATAGAAAATGATACAAAACCTTCATTTATTATATTTTTAAGCGAATCAAAACATAAAATTAAAAAGAAAGCTGAACAAGCCGCATGCAAAATGGCATATGAAACTATAATTGCAAAATAAATTACCAACCAGCATATATTATTTCTCTAACAGTTATTCTATTTTCTTTAAGAAAATTCAAAATATCCCTTTTTGTAACATCATTTATATCATCCGGAAAATATGTTTTAAGCCAATCAGAAACTATTAAATATCTTGAAGATGGACGATTCATCGATTTTTTCACTAGAAAATATGGATAATTTTTCCAACTTATATAATTATTTACTATTAATTTTCTATATAGTAAATTTTTTTTAAATATTTTCATTTGTTTATAATAATTTTCCCAGCTTAATAAATTACCAAACATATCCATTGAACCATAAGATGCTGGTAATCTATTGTATCTAAAATTTTTTTGAATCTTTTTAACACTATTTATAATAATATCATTGTCTTTTTTAAATTTCTTATTTAATAATCCGAAAATAACAATATCACTAAATTTTAAATACTTATATATATGAGTATTTATAACATCGTCTGGTATAAAAATATTTTCAAAAACTTTACAAATATTATATTTTTTTTTACTAATATTTAATTGCATTAGTTTAAATATACATTAAATTTTAATATATTTTCATAATTTAATATATTTTCATAATTTAATATAATATGTTTTTTCATAATGTTTTATTCGTGGTGATTCCTGATTTTTTACATCTATATCCAATTCAGCATTTTTTAAAGTATGTATATCATGATATCTTCTTTCATCATTAGAGTCCATAAATATTTTATCCACTTTTTGAGGTATAACAAGTTTTTTTAATCTTTTTTTTAATTTTTTTTTTTTATATTCTATTATCTTTTTTTTTACTTTATTTACTTTATTTATCTCTTTATTTTTTTCATTCATTAAAAATATAATATAAAAATGATATAATATTTTTTTATATTATATTTTTATAAAGATATATTATGGATTTTTCTTTTTTATCTAAAAAACCAACAAGTGTAAAAAAATCAAAGAATGAATATAACTTGCAATCGCAAGTTTCAAAAAATACACCGGACAATGAAGAAAAACAATTTTCTGAATTGAAAAAAGTTGTTATTATGGATAAAACTTTGGAAAATAAACTCGATATAGAAAATTATTTCAAATCATTAAGACAAAGCAAATTATCTATTAGAAAATATGAACCCAGAAAAAGAGAAAAGATTCTACCCCGTATAGAAGAATATATAGATGCAGATAGAGCAGATAGAGCAGATAGAAATGACTTTGGTTTAGAAACAGAAAGAAATGATAAAAAAGATAAAAAAGATAAAAAAGATAAAAAAGATAAAAAAACTACAAGAAAAAAACCCGCAAAAACAAAAACTTCTACCGTTTTTGTTCCACCACCAACAATAATTAATTATAATTCTATTAAAAATTACAAATTTAACAATGATGAAAACCAAATGCTTGATGATAGAATACCTAAAATTAAAACAGAATTTTCTACATCTGAAAGTCACCTCAATAACAGAGAAACCTTTTTAAATTTTATAAATAATACTTTATTTTCTTCATATATAAAATCGAGTAAAGAAGAAGAAATAACTTGTAAAAGCTTAAACGAAAGTAAATCATCCGGTGAATTTAATTTATTATCGCATCAAAATTTGGTAAAAGATTATTTGAATATTTATTCACCATATCGTGGTTTATTTCTTTACTTTGGTTTAGGTGCCGGTAAAACATGCTCTTCTATTGCTATTGCCGAAGGATTCAATGATAAACAAATAGTTGTAATGACGCCAGCATCACTTCAAGAAAATTATGTTGGTGAATTAAAATTTTGTGGTAATTTTTTGTTTAAAAAAAATCAATTTTGGGAAAAAATAAATACTGATAATAATTTACGGTCTGAAGAAGTATTATCTAATATTTTAGGTTTATCATTAGAAGACATAAAAAAAAATAATGGGGCTTGGATGGTTGATGTTAGAAGACCTTCAAATTATTTTACATTATCACTAGAAGAACAAAATCAAATAGATAAACAAATAAACAGAATGTTAAGAAATAAATACAAATTTATTAATTATAATGGTTTAAGAGAGCAATCAATCATTAAAATGGAAAAAGAAGGAAATGAAATAAATGGTGGTAATTATTTCAATAATAAAGTTGTTATTATTGATGAAGTTCATAATTTTATTAGTAGAATTGTAAATAAATTAAAAAAACCAGATTCATTATCTATGAAACTTTATCACTATCTTATGGATGCAGAAAATTGTAGAATAGTATTCTTAACAGGTACTCCAATAATCAATTATCCTAATGAAATAGCTATTTTTTTTAATATTTTAAGAGGCTACATCAAAACATATAAATTCAAACTGGATACATCCGAATGTTCGGAGAGAAAAATAGACCAACTATTTATTAAAAAACTCCTTAAAAATAATCCATATGATTACATTGAATATAGTCCCACAACATTTGAATTAAAAATTACCAGTAACCCTTTTAATTTCAATAATATATATAAAGGTGAAAAATATATTGGTGTAAAAAAAGCCGATAAAAGCGCCGATAAAAGCGTCAATGAAAGTGTTAATAAAAGTGCCGATAAAAGCGTTGCTGGTGAAACAAAAAAAGATACAAATGTCCCAATTGAATATAAAAATTTTTTAAACGGTATTTTTTCTTCATTGGGAAAAAGAAAAATAAAAATAAAAAATCCAAAAGAACCACCAACAAAATATAAATGTCTACCCGATGATTTAAATGAATTCAAAAACTTATTTATTAATTCAGAAGATAATTCTTTAAAAAATAGTAAAATGTTTCAAAGAAGAATAATGGGTTTAACATCTTTCTATAAAAGTGCTGGCGAAAAATTAATGCCCAAATTTGATAAATCTACAGATATTATTGAATTTAACATACCAATGAGTAAATATCAAATTAATATTTATGAACAAGCCAGAAATATTGAAAGAAAACAAAGTGCGCGAAATGCACAAAAAATGAAACTTGGTCAGTTATACGAAGAATCTACTTCTACTTATCGTGTTTTTTCAAGAGCATGTTGCAACTTTGTTTTCCCAGAACAAGTTGCAAGACCAAACAATAAAAAGGCGAATGTTTATATTTGGTACGAAAAACTTATGAAACTTGACCCCGATAAATGGCCAAATATAAACTCTTTTGATAATATTTCTATTGAAGAATTAAAAGCAATGTATAAAGGGAATCCTAAAAATGAAAAATTTTTAGCAGAAATCGAAAAAGAACTTGCAAAAGATGATTCTCAAGATTCTCAAAAAGAAACTAAAAAAGAAACTAAAAATGATTCTCAAGATTCTCAAGATGATTCACAAAATTCACAAGTAGTAAATAATAGTACCGAATTAGCTCTAGAAAAACTTTCTAATTTAATAATTGAAAATAAAGAAGATCCAAATTTTGGACAGAAAGTTCTTTTTGGAGAGAATTTAATAACATATTCCCCAAAATTTCATAAAATACTTGAAATGATTAGCAACGAAGAAAATATCGGTCTTCATTTAATATACTCAAGTTTTAAAACATTGGAAGGTATTGGTATTTTAAAATTAGTTCTCGAAGCCAACGGATTTGTACAATTTAAACTTACACGAAAAAAAGGTGGTAATACTTCCGTAAAAGAATATGAAATTAATGAAGAAGAATTAAAACAAAAAAAAGCGTTTGCTCTATACACTGGTGACGAATCAACCGAAGAAAAAGAAATGATTCGATTAATTTTCAATAGTCAATGGGACAAATTAAAAGATGAAAATCTTAAAAGACAACTCAATAATGTATTTAAAAACAACTTTTTTGGCGATGTAATCAAATGTTTAATGATTACAAGTTCAGGTGCCGAAGGTATTACTCTCAAAAATACCAGATTCGTTCATATTGTTGAACCATATTGGCATCCTGTCAGAACAGAACAAGTTATAGGTAGAGCCGTGCGTATTTGCAGTCACGATGATTTAGATGAAACTTTGAAAAATGTTAAGGTTTTCAAATATATTATGACTTTTACAGAAGAACAGTTGCGTGGTGACCCAAATTCAGAAGACCCCGAAAAAAGAAAACCAACTGTTTCAAAAGAATTATTATTAAAAGATTTTAGTAAATATTCAAAAAAAAAACATATCGTTACAACAGATGAAGCTTTAAATGAAATTTCTAATATAAAAGAAACAATTAATAAAAATATTTTAGATGCTATTAAATTCTCCGCCATTGATTGCAAAATACACAATAAACCCAATTCAAATGAATACAAGCAATGTTTTACATTTGATTCACCATCTATCGAAAAATATTTATTCAAACCCAACTATAAAAATGATGAATCTGATTCACAAGGAAAAATTAATAAAAAACACATTACTTGGAAACCCGAAATAATTTCATTCCAAGGAAAACAATATATTTTCAAAAGACTTAAACCCGGAAAACCTTTCGGAATTGTATTTGATTATGATATATATATGAATGGTAATCAAAAAAAAGAAGCTTTGGTAAGATATGGTGAGCTTAAAAGAGGAGAAGGAAAAAATAAAAACAAATTAGTTTTAGTTCGTTAAAGATAATTCTGAATTTTTTATATTTTCAAATATATTATTTTTCAAATTAGTTTTCAAATTCTCTAATTTATCTAACTTTTTCAATATATTCATTTGATTATTTAAAATATCAAATAAATATGTCTCTATTTTATCTATTCTTTTGCTAATATTTACAGCATCTGTTTGCGATTTTGCAGCATTAACATCACTATCTTTCGTTTTTACTTTCATACTTTCAAAAAAATTAGTTAAATTAATATCTTCCTTCTTTTCTTCTAATTTTTCTCTCCGTTCAACCTCTTTTATTACATTCATTTTTAAATTAATATCTTCTTCTTTTTTTTTAATATCTTTATTCATATCATCATTCATTAATTTAAAATATTCATCCATATTTCCTTCATCCATATTTCCTTTATGCATTTTAGTTTCTTCTTTTTGGAAATTAGAAATATCGCTTTTAAATTTTACTCTTTTTTTTGGCTTTTCCTGTCTTTTAGGTCTCTCTACTACATCTAATTTTACCGACTGTTCATCGTGAATTTTTAATTTTGGTACTCCACCACTATTCAACCACTTTATACTATCATTCGTATCATATGTTTGCCTTATATTGCTTAATTCGGACTCTCTTTGTTCCATCGTTTGTGATAAAACATTTTCCATATTACCTATGGGTTCATCTGCATTTTCCGAAAAATCAATTTCACCCGGTTTTTTATTATTCATTAGTTTTTTAAAATTTGTTTCATGTTCTTCATATCTTTTTCCTATTTGTAAAGATTTAACCAAATTTTTATTACCAAATTTCTCATAATCGCGAAACATTACTAACTTTTCATCTTGTGACATTTTTGTTAAGTATTGAAAACATCCCGACACAATTAATTTATTTATCTCGCTTAAACCATTATAATCAAACCTTTTTGAATGGTATGTTCTACATTGATTTTCAAAAAAATTCCGAAATTGATTTATATTTTGGATTTTTAAATCATTACCATCTATCATTCCATTCAATACTTCCCATAATATTTGTTTATTACTTTCAGATATTACAGACATAGATATATAAATAAGTCTAAAATTTTTTAATATTTAATTTAATTTAATTTAATTTTATTTAAAAATTAAATTAAATATTAAAATATTTTTTTCGTAATTTCTCCATTTCTATATCATTTATTTTTTTATTAAATCTGCTAAATTTAACATCTTGCAACAATTGCATTATAAAATATAAACAATATACACCACATTCACTATTACCATATTGATGTCTTTTCTTATTTGAAAAAAATTTATATTTCTCTCCTAACAAATCTGACTGATTTTGAATAGTACGAGCTAACCTTCTTATATTTGTCGGGCATCTATCACCATAACTATCAAAATAATATATTTCTTTCAAATTACAATTAACAAATAACGCAACCCAATGAGAACCCGACTTATAATGCGGGTCTAAATTAAATATAACGGCTATTTTCTTTTTTCCATTATTTATTTCAGTTTGTAAATCAAATTTACATAAATCTTCCCAAACACACTCACCATATGCTTTTTGTGTATCATAATCTATTGGCGATGGCCCTATAAATTCAAAACATTCGTAAGCCGCTTCATATTGTTTCATAAAGTTTATTATGTCTAAACTATTCAACCATTCATTTTTATTTTTTTTCCAAGATACAGGTGCTTGAGGTGAAAACATATTATCAGCTTCTTCTTTTTCAACTTCCGTCTTAAATAAATTATCTTTTATCCAGCATGCTTCTTTATCACACGTATTTTTCATATAATGTCCCAATTCTTCCCATATTTGTTTTAAATCATTAGTAACTATCTTTGAATCTGGGTGTTTCATATTCCAAATATTCTTCATTTTAAATAACACTTCTGGTGTATAACAAGAAAAATCTAAATAATCCCCTTTTTTTTTGGGCGCACATTGCGACTTTTTTAAATTTAATTCTTTTTTTATATGTACTTCCTTCGTACTTCCTTTTCTACGCGCTCTTTTCCTTATTTTTACATTTCTTTTTCTACCTCCTTTTACTGTTTTCCTTTTTACTTTCCTTTTTGTTTTCCTTTTTGTTTTCCTTTTTGTTTTTTTATTTTTTTTATTTTTTATTTTCTTTAAAGCCATGATATATATAAATTAGAATTAAAAAATATTAAAAAAAAATTTAATATTTTTTTATTATTTTTTATTATTTTTTATTATTTTTATTCGAATGTTATTTTTTTTGGAATAACAATTTTTTTCCCTTTTCTTTTCTTTTTTTTATTAACAAAATCACTCAAATTCTTAACCTTATGTATAGGTTTTTTCATTAGTGTAATATTCAATTCTGATAAATCCATTTTTATATACTCCTTTTTTTCCTTCTCTTTCATTAAATGATATTGTGATTGCACAACATTCTTTTTCTTTGTAAAATTTATATGCTCCTTAATTTTTATAAAGAAATTGTTAAATAACACATCTATTCCACTAGATATACTTTCACCATCAATTAATCTCTCCGTAAATTTAATTATATCCTTCTTATATTTTTTAAATTCTTCCTTATCAACTTTTTCTTCTTCTATCTTTTTCATTCTAGATATATTTGATGGATTTGTGAAATACATCAAATCAATATAATTTCGAGACATATCAGACATTTATATTACTCTAATACATTATAATATTTATATTTTTACGTTTTTTAATTGTTGTCTAGTATGATTGAAAAATAAATCATTTGAAATACTACATTCATCAGGATTAAACGGCGTCATTACTTCTTCTTTTTGTAATAATTTAAATGGTTGGCCACTGTTACTAGCAACAGGTAAAGTTGCATTAAATAAATCACTACCACTACCAGGTATATAATTTACTTGTGGGCATTTTTGCAAAACATTAAATCTATTAAATAATAATGATTCTTTATCTACATTATTACTATAAGCTGAATATGGCCCACCTACACCCGGGTGAAAATCATATTTCATATTATAATCCTTAAAATTTCCTTTTTTTACTGTGGTCTTTTTTCTAGAATCTATGGTTGGCATAACCGTTCGTCGATTACTAATAGGGCGTGAAAAATATTTTGGCATCATTTGCTTACTTGCCGTATTTCTTTCATAAGTTCTATCACTTAAGTCTTGCGTCCTAGCCTGCTGACATACATATACTTCTTGAATTTTAGCTTCCATTTATATACAATACTAAAATATTTTTATTTATATTTTTTTTATATATTTTTTTATTTAAATATAAAAAAATATATAAATAAAAATAGTTTAAAATAAATAATGGTTTTATTATAGTAATGTGTGGAATTTTTTCAATATTGAACAATCATTATGATAATAATCTAGTAAAAGATAATTTTAACAAAGGTAAAAATAGAGGTCCTGAAAATAGCAATCTAATTAAAATTAATAATGTTATATTAGGATTTCATCGTTTAGCCATCAACGGTTATAATGACATAAATTCCAATCAACCTTTCAATATTAACAATATTCACCTAATATGCAATGGTGAAATTTATAATTGGAAAGAATTATATAATATTATTAATGTTAAACCACATAGTAAATCGGACTGTGAAATTATCATCCACTTATATAAAAAATATGGCATTAAACAAACTTTGCAAATGTTAGACGGTGTTTTCGCGTTTCTTTTATACGATGCTAATCAAAATAAAATTTATATTGCTAGAGATACATATGGTGTAAGACCTTTATTTATTAAAAAAGATTACCAAAAAAAAACATCAGAAGAAATGTCGGCAATTTGCGTGGCCTCTGAACTTAAACAACTGGTTGGACTAGACCAGAAAAATAATATTCAACAATTTACACCTGGCACATATTCTGTATATAATATTAATGATTTATTTACAACATGTTCTATTAAAGAAGAAGTATTTTCTAAATGTTTGGCCTTTCCTAATGATTTTTCAAATCATTTTTCTGAAAATGAAATTAATTATGCTTGTAAAAATATCAGAAAATCATTAATTAATGCTGTTATTAAAAGAATAGATAATACACAAAGAGATATTGCTTGCTTACTTTCAGGCGGTCTAGATAGTAGTTTAATAGCCGCTTTGGTAAATGAACACAAAAAAGATAATAAAAAATTATCAACATGGAGCATCGGATTAAAAGGTTCTGAAGATTTAAAATATGCTAGAATTGTAGCAAATCATATTGACTCTGACCATCATGAAATAGTTGTAACTGAAGAACATTTTCTTTCTTTTATTGAAAGAGTAATACATGATATTGAAAGTTATGATACTACTACAGTTAGAGCAAGTATGGGTAATTGGTTAATTGCGAAATATATATCTGAAAATAGTAACTGCAAAGTCGTATTTAATGGAGATGGGTCGGATGAAGTTTGTGGCGGTTATATGTATTTCCATTTAGCACCAGATAGCATAGAATTCGATAAAGAATGTAGAAAATTATTAAATAATATACATTATTTTGATGTATTGCGTTCCGATAGAAGTATTTCATCTCATGGTCTAGAAGCCAGAACACCCTTTTTAGATAAAAGTTTTGTTGAAACTTATTTATCTATAAATCCTAATATGCGGAATCATGCTTCCATGGGAAAATGTGAAAAATATTTATTAAGGCGAGCTTTTTCTGGTGCAGATTTATTACCTGAATCAGTATTGTGGAGAACAAAAGAAGCTTTTAGTGACGGTGTAAGTTCTAATAAAAAATCTTGGTTCTCTATTTTACAAAAGCATATACAAGATAACATATTTAAAACAACAAGTAATAATATGTTGAATTCGCAAAAAATATTTTATACTTTCAATGAACCAAAAACATTTGAACAATTGCATTATAGAATGATTTTTGAATCATATTATCCTAGTCATTCACATTTAATACCAAATTTTTGGATGCCCAATTATACAAATGCCACTGACGCTAGTGCTAGAACATTGGCTGTTTATAAAAAAACAAAAGAAAAACAAGAAACGCAAGAAAAACAAGAAACGCAAGAAAAACAAGAAACGCAAGAAAAACAAGAAACTCAATAAACCCAATAAACTCTTTAAAATATATATTTTTATAATTTATTAAAAAATATATATTAATTATACTTAAATGGAAAATATAAAAACTGACAAAAACCTTAAAAAAGATGAGTGGTCCTGTTATATTATTGAAAATAATGGATATACATACGTCGGTGTTTCAAATAACGTGAATAAACGTCTGCGAGCACATAATGGTGAAATAAAAGGCGGTGCTAAATATACAACTAGCAAAGGACCAGGTTGGAAACATATATGCGTCATTAGTGGTTTTCCTACAAAAATAGAATCTATGCAATTTGAATGGGCTCTAAAACATGTTCCACCAAGAAACGCAGGCGGTATAAAAAATAGAATAAGAAAACTAAATATTTTATTCAATAAAAGAAGATGGACAAGTAAAGCTCGTTTGGCAGTAACAATTCCATTAACAATTAAATGGATGGATGGTTATAAACCTGAACATTTTATTCTACCATCTTATATAACTGAAGAATTATAAATCTCTCTTACATTTAATTGATGTAAATAATAACCAGCTTGAAATGATAATAATATGCTTAATGACAAAGTATAATAACTTATATAATCACCATATCCAAAATCATATTGTTCTTCGTTGAGAATACATTTTTTTTCTTTTATCCATAATAATTGTATTATGTATAACAATACACAAGTTACAATTTTTGTAATAACATTTGTTGTAAAAACTGAAAAAAAAGGTATAGCAAAAACAAATATATGCAAAAAATCTAATAAATCTTTATAATCTGTTTTTAATGCATAAAGAAAAGTAATATGACATATTAAAACTGTTAAACACCATATTATATCTATTAAATTTAATTCAAAATTTAAAAGTAAATAAATAATAAAAAAATCAAGTGTGATAGTAATTATATATAATTTATTTTTTTGATTTTCTTCAACCATAATTTAAATATTTATATATAAAATATTTAAATTACTTTTTTATATTCTGTTTAAACATAGCAACAAACCAGACAACACCAAATAAGTAAAGAACTGAAACCATGTATATAGGTAGTTTTATATAATCAACTTTATCATTATTTAATTCTTTAATACCATAATATCCAATAAAAAAAATACGCAAAATGAAATATACTAATAATTGAAACTTAAGCAAAATATTCGTTACATTACTTCTCTTAATTCCCTTTTTCTTATCATTCTTTAAACTATAATATACCAGTTTATTAGGAATATTTGATAATTCAGAAAAAAGTAAAATTTCCCTCCAATAATGAATATCATATGGTAAAATAATATATGACAAAAGAACTATATGATGATAAATGTACATTATTTGTAATATATCAAATTTATTTATTTTAATTATATAATAAATATCATATAATAAATAACCTGAAGTATTAATGTATAATAAATAATTATCAAAGTTTAAATAAATTGAAGCATAAGCAATAATTATAGATGTGGATGCATGGAATAATGAAGTAGAATTATTAGCTATTTTTTTTTCTTGGTATTTATTTAATTCTTTATTTAAATAATAATAAAAAAAAACTGACGGTAAGGGCAAAAAAATATTCATCATAATAATAAACTAAAAAATATTTTAAATTATTTTTATATATTTTTAACGTTTTTGCAATTATAAATTATTGCAGATAAATGCCAATAACCCAATTATCACGTCTAATAATAAAGGTATATACGCTAATTTGCTTTTATTAATAGCTAAATAAACAAAAGAAAAATATAATAACGAATGTAAAAGTCTTAAATATCCCCACCAAATTTTTTGATTCAACGCTCCCCTTTTTCTTATATTGGCGAAATAAACTATAAGAAATCCTACAGCTGGTAATAAACCAATGTATCCTAAAATTGGTAATGATTTTTTATTTATATTTTTCGCTATTAAAACAAATAATAGTCTAACAACCAAACATCCAAACACAAATAAAATAAACTTATTCTTTTTAAGATTCATAATACATTATAAAAAGATTTATATTTTTTTTATTGTTTTTTTTGTTTTTGTTCTTTTTGTCTTCTTTTTTCTTTTTTGTGTCTTTCTAATTATTGTGGTTTTCTTTTTTATATGTAAGAAATCCTTCACATCTTTCTCAATTTTGTAACCTATTTTTTTAAAAACTTTTAAATTAACACTTTTTACACAAGTGCGCTTGCCGATAACTTGTATTTTTTTATTAAATAAAAATTCTTGTTTTTTTGATAGATTTACTATTGATTTATATGTCATAAACATCTGTTTGTGAGGATAATTATAAAAATATGGTTTTAATTGCAAATAGGTAACTTTTGGATGAAACATATCTTGATGATATTGGTCGTCTAAAAAAAGTATTTCATCTTTTTTTGTTAAGTGACCACAACGAAGTAAATCTTTATATTTTTTATACCACCCAGTGCGATTAGGCTCTATTATACGACCATCATATTTCCATCCACAAATAACTCTATCGAAAAGTTTATAATTTATTTTTTTTTCAATATATGACTTTATTCTATGAACCCATATTTTGCATCCAGTATTATTTGTATATATCATAACCTTTACATCTTTCCGTCTTTTTTTCTCATTTTTTAAAAATTCCATTATTTTAAAAATTCTCGGTCGAAATATTTTTGGATATAAATCCAATATCTCATTGAAATGTTCTCTTGTAACAACTTTACCATATAATTTTGTTAAAAACCAATCTAATCCTGATAATTGCACAAAATGACCAATGGTGTCATCCAAATCAAATACTACTACTTTCATATATAATAATATTATTATTATTTATGGAAAAAATTATTTTTTCGTTTTTTTCATTTTTTTAGTTTTTTTCTTTTTTTTTCGTTTTTTTTTCATTTTTTTTTCGTTTTTTTTTCATTTTTTTCATTTTTTTCGTTTTTTTCTTTTTTTTCGTTTTTTTCTTTTTTTTCAATCCCCCATTATGGTTCCAAGCCCATTTATAATTCAAACCATTATTAGGGTATTTATAATGCAAACCATTATTAGGGTAACGCAAACCATTATTAGGGTATTTAAGTGGAACATTGTCGTATGGACCATCCCATTTGGATAGCCATATGTTTCCCCTATCTCTGTTAATGACAGCTCCTCTTGGAATTTTCATTAGATTATTGTCACTAAATGGTTTGGCATTAAATCTGCTATTATTTTGCGCCCGAACTTTATCGATAAGACATTCGGTTTGTCTCAACGTAGTGTTATTAAAATCCCCCCTATTGGTGACATTACCATAATTTGTGGTGTTAAGCATACCGTTGTTTGTATTATTTGGTATATTAAGCATACCGTTGTTTGTATTATTTGGTATATTACTATTATTAAACATTGTCAATAATGCCATGGTAGCAGGATTTAACCAATTATATCTTTGCTTTTTCCTAGTTTTTTTCTTCTTTTTATTTTTTTTTTTTTTTTCTTTTTTTTGATTTTCTTTTTTTTGATTTTCTTTTTTTTGATTTTCTTTTTTTTTTTTTAGAATTTGATTTT